GAGATTCGTATGCTCCTTGCCCATCCCCAATCTGGGGGAATCGGCCTCAATTTACAGTGCAACGTTGGTGACACTGCACAAACGGTGTGGTTCGACCTCCCATGGTCTTCGGAAAACTACATCCAAGCCAATGCACGTATTTACCGCCAAGGGCAAGAAAAGCCGGTTATTATACACCATCTAGTTTTGTATAATAGCATCGACGAGCAGGTTATTAAAGTTCTGGAAGGAAAAATAAATATTCAAGAGGCTGTTTTAGATGCCTTAATTTTGCATTAATATAGTCATGACCGAACAAGACCTACTAGCCCTTTTAAAAGGCGTTATTGCCCTAGCTACTCCGCTTAATTCAAACGGAGTAAACGTAACTGATCTCGATACTCCAATCGCCGATACTGGTTTGGATAGTCTTGATCTGTTGATGGTAGGCATTTATCTGAGCGATGTGTATGGTGTACCAGAAGAGATTGCTAAAACCATGCAGCCAGTAACCGTTCGTGATATGTTTGAATTTATGTGTCAGCATAAAACCAAAGAACCAACCAGCGTAGAGGCAGCACTCAATGATATATCTAACTGATTATCGTACCGTCTGTACTGAAAACACGCATTTGTTGGATGATTTAGATTATCCGCAGCAAGTGCATTGGTTCCCAGAAAGCTATGCTAAAGCGCCATCTGGTTTTGCTTATGCGCCGCATGTAGTAGCCAGCAAACTATTGGATCCTGCTTTGGTAGAAAGCATTCGCGCTAGAGAAGGCCGCACTGCGTTAATATTGGCCGCAGGTAATACCCAGTTTGCCGGCCTTAACAAAGATATACCGCCAACTCAGCTAAGCTATAACTATAAGTTTGCGCATTTAACCTTAACTCAGGTTTATGCCGGTACCTTAGCCAGAATGTTTGGTGCTGAAGATATGGTGATTACCGATTCTAGCGCCTGCGCATCAAGTCTTAAAGTCATGATGGATGTTCAGATGCTATTCACAATGTATCGCTTTGATCGCGTCATTGTAGTATCAGTTGAGGACCAAGTTAGCAACACCGTTCTTAAATTCTTTGGCGAATCTAAAGCGGTATTGACCAAAGAGCAAGACGATGCTGGCGTGCTACCATCGGCTTTTGATGGCGTTAATTATGGATTCCATATTGGCCAAGGTGCGGTCTTAGCAGTGTTTGAAAACGAAAATCACGCAGCTAACCCAGCAGCTCGTTTGGTGAGCTCCTACAACGCGTCAGAAAAAAGCACTAACGCAATTGGCCAACGAGAAGATGGCGAAGGGTTTATTAAAGCGGCACATGGCGCGCTGCGTTATGCCAATCTGAGCCCACGCCATATTGATGTGGTAAAGACCCATGGCACCGGCACGCATTCAAACAATGCGTCTGAACGTAATGCGCTTAAGACTTTGTTTGATCACCATTTTGTTGCAACATCGTTTAAACCAACAATTGGCCACACCATGGGCGCGTCTGGTTTGCTGGAGACTTGTTTGTTACTAGACAGTATGAAGAAAGGTCTAGTACCAGCAATCGCCAATCGGACACGTCGCGATCATCAGTATTTATCTTATCCGTTAGAGACAACAGGGCAGCACACAATTTTAAGTTTAGCCGCCGGTATGGGGAATATTTATTCAGCAGCAATTTTTGACACACAAGTATGAAAATAAAAACAACAATAAAACATAAAATCAGTGCAATCGTTCCAAGACTATCCGATGAAGATGTTGACCCATTGGAAAAGGATGATCCACCACCAGAGGTTAACGAATGGTTAACAGAAGACTGGCTGCCTTGGGATGCTGATGATATTGCCGACATCAAAAGACTTATTTTTGAAAAGCTGCCAGCAAAACAACGGTTTATTTTAGAAGCATTTTTAGATGGGCTAAACTACAAAGATGTAAACGTGACAGAAAAGTACTGGCGCTATCATTTTGGTAAAGGCATTGAGTTTATTAAACAGGAGTTAAAGCTGTGAGCACGTTTATTGTTGAGCGCATATATAAAGGTTTTCCATTGTTTGAAACAATCAATGGGGTTGAAGACATTGACTTGAGCATGTATAATGACATTCAAACATTATGGGTCTGCGAAACCAAAGAAGAAATCTTGGCAGTTGAAAACGAATTAAGGAGAAAGCATGCACGACGCAGTGAACAAGCCTAAGCATTACACTAGCCACCCGTCTGGCATTGATTGTATTCAAATCACCGAACACATGGGCTTTAACCTTGGCAATGCATTAAAATATATTTGGCGTGCGGATCTTAAGGCAGATCCAATTGAGGATTTACGCAAGGCCCGCTGGTATATTGAACGCGAGATTCAAAAACGCCTTGACCATACAGAGGATTGTGGAAAATGATTATTGAAGTCGATGACGATTTTGCAGATCAAATTGTGGTTAACGTTTTAGCTGATTCTTATGTTAGCATGCAGAACATGTTAAAAAGTAATACACTATGGCATGAAGATGATATTGTGGCATATAAAGAATTATTGCCGGTGATTAAACAAGTAGGCCAGTGGTTTAGTGTAGACTTTGATGCTGAAATTAAAAAAGCAAAGAAAAGGATGAAAAAATGAATACTTTTATATTTGTTGCGGTAATGTGTATAGGTACTCAGTGCGATTTTTTAACCAGCTCACAACCGATTTCTGAAAAGGAATGCCAAACAACTAAGCAACAATTTGAAGCATTGCCATTTAAGCCAGAAGTTACTGTGGCCACAGCGCAATGCACTAAAATCAAAATACCGGAGAGAATATGAAATTGTTTTGCGAATACGACCGCTTTGAATTAGAGCAAGACATCATGAAAGCGTGGGGTGTTGTCGAAATGATTGATGAATTGATTCGTCAACATTTAGATCGCCCAGAAGGCCCTTTTCCAGAAGGTGAATTGGCAAACCGTTTAGATGCGATTAAGTATGTTACCGAAATGAATTTCCAGCGTTTATGGGATGGTTTTGAAGTGATGCTTAAAAAAGGCCATTTTGCAAAAATTGGACAAGTAGCACCCGATACAGACGATGACAAATTGTTTGAGATTTTAACTAAAAAGAAAGGTAAGAAAAATGGTTGATGTAGTTGATGTACCAGCAAAAGAAGTAGATCCATTAGACGATAAGATTATGACTCTGCAGTTTAGTGTCAAAGATATCAATGGAATTATTAACGCGCTCAATATGCCAAGCCAAACTCCAGTGGTTTTGCTTGCTAATATTATTGCTGCTATCCAAGCACAATGCGCGCCTCAGATTAACGCAATTAACGAAGCTGCAACGGAGACTCCAAGTGAACCTACGCCAGCTGCTTAAACGAGCAGGTGTGAGCAGTGACATCATAGCTGAAGTTGAGCGTAAAGCTAAACGTACAACAGCAGAGCAGGAAATTGAGCATCAAGAAAAGGCAGCTGCTATGGCCAAGATGATGCTCAATGATGTCATGCCTCATCTGCGTAGTGCTTTGGATAAGACTCCACCGTCTAAACCAAAGAAAACAATCATCATTCCAGACTAGGGCGGTTTACTGCCCTATTTTGCATTAATATAAATAGGGTAAGTAGAACCAGTCGGGAGACTCTTTGAACGCCCATCTTATAAGGAATCCACATGGCAACCAAACCCGGCTTATACGCAAATATCCAAAAAAAGAGAGAACGCATAGCAGAAGGCTCAGGCGAACGTATGCGCAAGCCCGGTACTAAAGGCGCTCCAACGGCAGAGGCATTTAAAGAATCGGCTAAAACTGCGACTATGAAAAAAGGTGGAAGCGTATCACTGGCAGTTGGCCGCGGTGAAAAGCTGCCAGTATCTAAAGGCGCCGGACTAACGGCCAAAGGCCGCGAAAAGTATAATCGCGAAACTGGCTCTCATTTAAAAGCACCACAGCCAGAAGGCGGTGCACGTAAAGATTCATTCTGCGCGCGCATGTCTGGCGTTAAAGGCCCAATGAAAGACGAGAACGGCAAACCAACAAGAAAAGCAGCAGCACTCAAAAGGTGGAAATGTGGTAGCTAAAAAGTCACCTCCCCCACAACCTACTAAGTACCGACCAGAAATGTGCCAAATCATGATTGATATGGGCAGGGAAGGTGCTTCTCAAAAAATGATGTGGGCTGAACTAGGAATTTCTAAATCTACTGCAGAAGCGTATAAGAAAAAGTATCCAGAATTTGCAGAAGCACTTGATTTAGCATTAGTTCATAGCCAAGCATACTGGGAGCGTTTAATGCTTGCCAATGCAGAAAACAAAAATTTTAATACTCGCATGGTTGAAATTGCAGTACGAGGCCAATTTGGCGAAACATATAAGGACAATCGTGAAGTAAAACAAGAAGTTAAGCAAGAAATTACCGTGGATTTCAACAAAGAAATTGCAGAATTAATTAAGTCTTTAAAAGAGTAATACCATCAATGGGCGAACAGGGTAGCTCCCTTGCCAGTGCCTTAATCACTGGCTAGTCCACCAATAAACCATTAAGGGGTATCAATGAAGAAGTGCACCAAATGCGGCATCGAAAAGCCGCTATCTGAATATTACAAAGATAGAAGCAGAAAATCTGGAATTAGAAATTCTTGTAAAACTTGTGACAAATTAAAATCACATGTTTGGAGGCAAAAGGATAAAAGCCGTACCAGAAAATGTTGGCGAGATTCTAAATTAAAAAAGAAATACAATATCACAGAAGCTCAATATCAAGAAATGAAACTTGAGCAAAACAATAAATGTGGGATTTGTAAAGAAGAACTCGGTTTTGGACATTTAAGCGCAATAGATCATTGCCATAAAACAGGCAAAGTTAGGGCGCTATTATGTCGAAACTGCAACTTAGGTTTGGGGCATTTTAAAGATTCTATAAATTTTTTAAAATCCGCCCTTAAATATTTACAAAAATATAACAAAAAAGCTGACTAAAATAGTTCGGTTTTTGCATTAATATAGATACGACTAAACAGATTATAAGGATTGAAATGACGGCACATGCCCTATTAAGTGCTTCGGGATCTAAGCGATGGTTAATGTGTACACCAAGCGCCAGACTTGAAGCCACTCTTCCAGACATCAAGAGAAGCTCTAAGGGCATCGATTTTTCCGCAGAAGGGACACTGGCCCACTCGCTTGCCGAAATTCGTTTAAGGCTTTATTATGATCAAATTAAACAGGATGAATATGACAACGAATATGAAAAAATCAAAAGCCACGAAATCTACCAAACATACACACCCGATGAACAAGCCGATTTTGAGGCTCACGTCGATAATTACGTACTTTATGTCCGTAGCCAAATCGGTGAAGGCGATACCCCGCTCTTTGAACAACGCGTGGATTTCAGCGACTGGGTGCCTGACGGTTTTGGTACTGCGGATGTCGTCATACTATCAAAGCATTCAATCAGGGTTATCGACCTCAAGTTCGGAAGAGGAGTTCCTGTCTTTGCGCAAGACAATACTCAACTTAGGCTCTATGCCCTCGGAGCCTACGCTAAATTCAAGGAAGAATGGCCGGAGATACGTGAAGTCACTTACACGATCCACCAACCAAGACTCGATTCTATCAGCAGCGATGGCACGACCATCACCAAACTCCTCGACTGGGCAAACTACTACGTCAAACCAAAAGCCAAAAAGGCGTGGAGCGGCAACGGCGAATTCCTCCCCGGCGAATGGTGCCAGTTCTGCAAAGCCAAAGCGCAATGCAGGGCGCGCAGCGACCACAACAACCAACTCGCACAACTCGAGTTCAAAACCCCAGCCCTCCTCACCGAAGAAGAGTTCAGCCAAGTCCTCACCAAAGCCCAAGACCTCAAAACGTGGGTAAATGATGTTGAAGAGTTTGCGTTAACTCGAGCGGTAGAGCAAAACGTTATACCACCCGGATTCAAATTAGCCACGACAGTAACCCACCGTAAAATTGGCGATCATGAATTGGCCGCTGTGGTACTCAAAGAAAAAGGCATGCCAGAAGAACAAATCTGGGAGCCACGTAAATTAAAGTCAATTGCTTCGTTAGAAAAGCTAGGACCAAAAGGCCAAGTAACTGCATGGCTTGGTAATTTAGTAATTAGACCAGAAGGCCAACCAAAATTAGTGCGTACAAAAGAAAACGCAAAGGAAGATTTCGCATGAACGCATGGTTAATTGGTTTTATTGGTTGTGTATATACATTTGTAGCAATCCAGTTTTTTATTAAAGGCCAGATTGGCATGGGTATATCCTTCTTAGGGTATGCTCTTGGCAACGTAGGCTTAGTTATGGTGACATTACAACTATAAGAGAGTCCCCAATGATGGTACAATGCTATGGTTCCGAATTTGAGATTCCGGATTTGTTAATTGATAAATTTCTAAAAGAATTTGATGGATTAGCTGGCAGCGGTTACCGCGAAGGCATAATGCAACTTAGAGATTCGATTGAAGAAGTAGTAGATTTAATTGGCGAAGAGCCAGAGTTGTTGCACGAAAAAGAGTACATAACTGATTTTGTAAAAGCCTTAGCAATGAAAGAAGCACTTGCTAAACATGGCATTTTATACGACGCATAATTTTCTCATATTGTGAAATAAACAGCATCACGTTTTTGCATTAATATGTGTACGGGTAGACAGACTAGCCCCGATTGAAGTCTAGTCTTTATGTTAAAAAGGGTATTATATTATGGCCGCAAAACCAGTACGAGTAAAACACATTACTAACAAAGTTCGTTTTTCATTTGTTAGCGTGTTCGAACCAGCAGAAACATTAAACGGCACACTGAAGTATTCGATGATGGTACTCATTCCAAAATCAGATAAAGACGGTGTAGCACGCTTTAATAAAGCATTTGAAGAGGCTAAACAATCAAACGCAGCCTTCTTCGGCGGATCCGTTCCCAAGCTCCTAAAAGGCGGCTTGC